TCTTAATCTTGTTTCTAAACGAATTAAAGATTTTTTTAATGCTTTTGGGTATACTCTAGTGGATGTTGATTATTTAGTTAAGATTCACAATGCTAATGCTAAAGAAATGGAGTATCTTTTTAAGTATCTTCATTTAAATTTACAACGTGATCGCGTTGAGTTAAAGGAGCTTGTTGATCAATACGTTGCCGCACATAATCAAGTTCTCACTTGTGAAATGGCGAAACTATATAACGATCCTATAGATTTTGATCTTGGTGAGACTATAGTTTCTCTTTGCAAGAAAGCTCTTTTTATAGGTGTTACTTCTCTTGTGGTTAGTACCTTGGTATTCGGTGCTTGGGTCGTTGCAGGTTGTTTTATTAGTCCAAATTTCAAGGCTTTTATAAACTCCTATCTACTTGGATCAACTACATTTGATTGTTTAACCAAAGACGTTGTTGCTGATGCAAGTTCTAATATTATTAACAATGTTAGTAGTGCTATAACTGCAACTAAAGAAGGTTTTTACCTTTTTATAAATCCCTCTGATGGAAAGTTGTTGAAACTTAAACCTGTAGAGGAAGCTGAATCTTTTGCTAGTGATATCGAAGTATTAGAATTTGAGCTTTTTGCTCTTGTTAAAGAGCTGAAGTCTTTGCATAGCCCTGTTGAGGGTTGGAAGACAACTAAAGATGGGATAACTTATTATGATGGTCCTGGTTATATTAATATTCATCAATTGCATGATGAATATAAAACCCGTGGCTTCTCTGAGAAGGATTCTCAAGCCCTCTCTGTTATATCTCATGAGCTTGATGTTATTGATGACCAGGTTAGATATGGTGTTAGCACATATAAGAAGACTGGTAAAGATTTAATTGATGCTCAAGATAAGTTAGATGCTCTTTATAGAGCTGCTAATGATTTGAAAGACCAAATGTATCAAGTATACTCTGGTTCTTATTCTGCCCATGATGGAAATTTTGTTTCAAAATGGCAGCATTCTAATTTTGTTAGGAATCATGGACGGCGTAGCACCACTACTATGTTAGGAAATCTAGCAAAACAGATTAACAACCCTGGTCCGAGTGTTAACTCGACTCAGAAACAACAACAACAACCTAAGATTAGCTATATTAATTATCAAGAATGGTGGAAGACTGCCCATCGTGAGATAAAGACAATGGCTGCTAGTTCTTATAGGAGAGATTTGATAAAACCTTTGCTTGTTTTTTCTTATCATCTTCCAAAGAATGTTGTTGATCGACCTGCTATTCAGGCTCTTAATGACATTGCTTTAGGGGTTTCTTTTGAAACTATTCTCGACTCAGTGCTTAGTGCATTTACTCTTGATAGTCTTACTATGGATCAAAAACATGGTTTATATGATATTATGGCTGATGTTTTGATCAAGAGTGTCTCTGATAATTCTTCAAGTTTTGTTGGGAAATTAGATTACACTTATGTTGATCCAAATTCTAAACATGTTTTTCAAGAAAAGATTACTAATTATCTCTTATCTCCAGGGAAAAGTAGTTTGAGGGATCCTTTTTTGGATTACATGAAAGCGAAAATGTCGTTGGAAGGTGTTAGCCCTTTTGAAGGCATAGAGTATATATATGGTGTCCATATAGATTCTAAAGGGAAAGTTCGTGATGTCGACATAACCTTGGATCTTTCTAAACCTCACAAAGATGTTGTTTTTATTCCTCCTGAGAAGGAGTCTAATTCCAATACGCCTTTTGTGAGTGTTTGTCATCCACAACCTCCTGTTATTAAAGCAGTTGAAAGTGGTAAGGGTGATTTTTATGTCCCGCCTCGTGGCGGTCGCGGAGCTGAGAAGTCAAACCCTATTATTCCACCTGTTGTTGCTTGTTGTAATCCCTTCTCAGAAGGTAAAGCTCCAACAATAAAGAAGGTGAATGAACGTAAGCAAAAAGAGGTGCCGTCTTTTTGTGATAAGTGTTGTCATAAAACGCATGTTGG